AACATCTATTTCTTGCTCTACATCTTCTATGCCTGCAGCACCACCTTGTAATCCTACAACTCCTACAACTACAACTACGACACCAGTTACTACAACAAGTTCTGTAGTACCTACTACTACAACAAGTACATCTTCTGTAGTTTGCCCATGTGACACAACTTATGGTACCCCAATTTCAGGCGGAGTATTTAGTGGTCCTTGCCCAGACGGATCCTGTCCTGGATGTAGTAATTATCAGCAATACTGGTATAGATGTTCTGATGGATCATCAGGATGCACATATTATGTAGGTCTAGGATGTTCTACTCCTACCACTACAACATCTTCTGCAGTTCCTACTACGACTACAAGTTCTGCAGTACCCACAACAACAACTGCTGAAATTTGGTATTGCTCAACAACTGAAATAGGTGGAGAAGGCCAGTATCAGGGAACTTGGAATGCAGATGTATCTTCAGAACAATGTAATTCTTACAAGACAGTATGTTCTACTTCTGGATATCCAGCATACCCAACAGTTCCAACATGCCCACCTACCACTACAACAAGTTCTGCAGTACCTACCACTACAACAAGTTCTGCAGTACCTACCACTACAACAAGTGCTGCAGCACCACAAGGAACAACGTGCACCTCATTTGACGTTGCAATACAATGTTGCTATGATCAAGGATGTAATACAGGACCTCAATACTGCTCAAGCGGAAGCGCCTGCGAAAGCGGAGGCAATCTATGTTACACTGGTGAGGGATGTGCCTAAAATTGACAAAATGATTCTAAATGGTATACTATATATCTAGGAGAAAAAATGTTAAAAGATAATAATATAGAATTTGTCGGCGGTAACGATGGATTAAAAGGCGTTCCATTAGTATGGGTAATAGATCAAGATTGCTTATATGATATACCAGTCTGGGAAGAGTATGCAGATATGTTTTTAAATCATGATGAAATATTAGATATCTCTGATCAGTATCCAGATCATGACGGTATCACTGTTAGATTTTTAAAAAATGGAGAAATTATTAATGAACTTCAAACTTCAGAATATTTTGGAAGCATATTACTGAGTAATCCACAGGTCGTAAATCTTGCAGACTATCCATATGGAAGATATGTTCAGTCTCCACACGCTAAATTTGACGGAGAACAATTTATTATTACTAATAGAGATGTTTCTGGATATTTAAAATGGCACCCTAGCCATCCTAGAGCATCGGAGAACTAAATGTCGTCTGCTTGGCAGAAATATAAAGAAAAAAATGGAGTTACTCCTTTAGATTTATTAAATCCAAAAACAAAGCATGCAGCAAAGACATTAGCCGAACAAAGGCTTGATATTTGTAAACAATGTCCAGAACTAATATCATTAACAACACAATGTAAAAAATGTGGATGTTTTATGTCAGCAAAAACAAAATTAGAAGCAGCAAAATGTCCTCTAGGAAAATGGTAGATCGTGAATAATAATTTTCAGAAGACTGCTTTAGTTTTAGGTGCAGGTGGTTTTATTGGAAACCATATGGTAAATAGACTTAAAGATGAAGGGTACTGGGTGAGAGGTGTTGATATCAAACATCCAGAATTTTCAGAGACAAGAGCAGATGAATTTATTATAAGAGATCTGTCAGATTATGAAAATATGAAAAAGGTTGTTGAATTCAAAGGATATAGTGGTAATTTTTATTATGCTATCCCCTATCAACTTATAGATACATTTGACGAGATATATCAATTTGCAGCAGACATGGGCGGTGCTGGATATATTTTTACTGGAGAAAATGATGCAAATATAATGGAAAACTCTGCACTCATTAATCTTAATTTGTTAAGAGCACAGATAAGACTCAATTCTTCTAAATTAATTAATAAGACTAAAATATTTTATAGTAGTTCAGCATGTATGTATCCATCTAATATTCAAGAGTCTACTGACAACCCTGGACTTAAAGAGTCTGATGCATACCCTGCAAATCCAGACAGCGAGTATGGATGGGAAAAGTTGTTTAGTGAAAGATTGTTTTTAGCATTTAATAAAAATTATAACATCCCAGTTGCTATTGCAAGATACCACAATATTTATGGACCAGAAGGAACTTGGCAGGGAGGAAGAGAAAAGGCTCCCGCAGCAATTTGTAGAAAAGTGATTACAGGAACTGACTCTATTGAAATTTGGGGAGATGGAGAGCAAACAAGGTCTTTCTTATTTATTGATGAATGTATTGAGGCTACAAGAAGATTGATGAAATCAGACTTTGCTGGACCAGTTAATATAGGATCTGAGGAAATGGTAAGTATTAATCAACTAGTAGATATTGCATCTTCTGTTGAAGGTAAGAGTCTTATTAAAAAACATATAGATGGTCCAACTGGAGTCCGTGGTAGAAATTCTAGCAATGGTCTTGTAAGAGAAAAACTTGAATGGGATTATTCTATGTCCCTTAAAGATGGAATAACTAAAACCTATAATTGGATAAAGTCTCAGGTAAATAAAAATGACTACTCGTTGGGATGAGTTTAAAAAGAAAAGATTTTTGTTATTATCTCATTGGAACGGTAGATTTGGAAATAGGATGCACCAGTATGCTTATGGTGTAACTTATAGCAAGATGTACGGAACTAAATTCATATTGCCTTCTGACTGGGAGGGCACTAAATTATTTAAAACACAATACCATGAAGTTCTTGAAGTAGATGAATTAAGATTATTACTAAATCAATCTCCAGATTACTTTCATATGCCAGATGTAAAAAAAGAAAATATTCAAAAGTTTTTTCCAAACGCAATCCTTGTAGATCCAAAAAATAAAGATGAATGTTATAAAGAGTACAATCATCCAATCTATATAGATGATCTTTGTGCTTATGGAGATCACATTTATACTCCGATGTCTAAGCATTATTTAAAGCAAGTTTTTGAATTCTCTGATGAAGTAAAAAATACAGAGGCATACAAATATTGGAATGAACGTCAGGGTACATATGACCTGGCTCACTTAAGAAGAGATGATATATCTAATCCAGATTTTAACAAGAATAACATTCAAGGATATTCTGTTATATCCAAAGAATCTTATTTTAAAGCATTTGAAAAGTATAAAGTTGATGCAGATAAAATTGTTTGGATATCAGATGATCATATAAATAAGTGGCATAAAGATAGACCAAAGTCAGAATTGTTTGGTTGGTCATATCCAGTAGGATCTAACTATAGGCCAGGTAAAATATTTGATTGGCTTGAAGACTTTTTAAAAATATACTTTGCAAGAACTGTATTTCGTGCTAACAGTAGTTTTAGTTGGTGGGCTTGCTTTCTTTCTCCACAAGCAAAAATTTATAGTCCAGAAATTACTAAACAGTTAATATATGGAAGAGATGCGTTGGAAGAAATAGACTTAGACTTTGTGGAAGGTAATAGTCCACACTGGATGTATTTTGGAGATGGGATAAAGCATATAAATATAGGTTAGTCTATATGCTATAATTAAAATATGTCAGACAATACTCCAGATAGACCAGCAAGACCATGGGATTTATTTAATAAGAATATAGGCCGTGTTGCCACAGATATAGCAGCAAAAAGATTTGAGATTTGTAAGGCTTGTCCTCAATTAATTAAACTTACTGGGCAGTGTAAAAAGTGTGGATGCTTTATGGAAGCAAAAACTAAACTACCAAATGCTGAGTGTCCTATTGGCAAATGGGGTCAAGAAAAAATATCTTATACAGAGGAGATTAAGTAATGAGTAATCGAGAGTTTGTAGTTATAGTAGACGATGTTGTTCAGAAGATCTTTTCTGTACCAGTCGATAGTAAAAGTGCGGTAGTTAAGGAAGTTACTGGGTTATCCGATATTGAAGTCGGTAATAAATATAACCCAGCAACCGATGCATTTTTTTGTGATTTAGAAGATTCTTCTATTTAGGAAACTTCTTCATTAATTCAAGAGTTCTTGGAGTCATGCCTTTCCAGGCTGTCCAGTCTTCTCCACCTTTAGACATATGATATGCAATTTCTGCATTTATAACTGGATTGAATAAGTCTGCATTATGTTGTAGTTCAAATTTGTCACGTCTTGCTGGTCCTAAAGCATCCAACATATTAATTTGAAATATTCCATAAGAACTATCTCCAGTAGATATATTTCCATTAAAGGCAAATGGGCGACCATTGCTTTCTTTTTTAGCAACAGCCCAAGCCTCTTTTAGGTTTTGACCCCTAAAGCCTACAAGATATAGTAGATTTTTAAGTTCTTTGTCAGATAGAGTTGTAGCATTCTCATATTTTTCTAACTGATCTTCTTTAGCCTTAGAAACGACTTTGGCCACTTCCGTGGCCTCTATTGTCTCTTCTAGCGTGATAGGTTTACTATCTAATCGGTTTTCAGAAGCATTAGCAGAGTTTGTCCAAACGCCAAACATTGCCATGATGCTGAGTGTGCCAATGATTTTCCTGTTATTATTCATAAAGTTAATCATAGTTTCCTCCTTAGAAACAAAAAACACCTTTTAAGGGTGTCATATTACTTCTTAGTATAACACAATTTTGCCCTGATAGTCAAATCTTGATGTATAATTATATTCTATGGCAGATATCACAGGAAAATATGGTTTAACATTTCCAGAAGCGACTGATTCCGTTAATGTTCATAATGACATTAAAAAATTAGCGGATGACGTAGAAGATGCTATATCATCTTTAGATGCATCTAATGTAAGAGTAAGCGTAATTAATAATTCAGGATCAAACCTTGCTGCTGCAAAACCAGTATATGCTACAGGATATTCAAATGGCAAAACTGAAATTTCATTATTTACAAGTTCATTGTCTGACGATAAGCCATTTTTAGGATTGACAAAAACATCAATAAATAATTTAGCATCTGGAGAAGTAGTAGTTGCTGGGGTTTTAACAAATGTAAATACAGGTTCTTTTTCTGTAGGAAATTTACTTTATGTAGATTCATATGGAGCACTTACAACTACCGCCACAGGCGGAGCAATAGGAATAGTTGCTGTTGCAAATGCTAATGCAGGAGTTATTGTTATTCAGGCAAAGGGCAACGGTACATGGGGAGCATTGAAGGCTGGACTAGCCTAATATGATATAATCAAGATATGGCACAATTAAGAGGATCAGCATCATCATACGAAGTAGGAAATAAGCCACCGTTAGTTAAATGGACATTTGTTCGTGGCGATACTTCTGCATTTAAGGTTTATGTAACCGATGACAATAGAGACCCTCTTATAATTGCCGACTGGACAATTTCAATGAAAATAAAGAGACCAAATCTAGCAGAAAATAAATCAGTCATCACGGATGATGCAACAACAATTATGGCTCTTACTCCAATAGCAGATGCAAATGATTTACCAGGAGAATTTACAGTATCATTAACAGCAGCACAGTCAGTAAGTCTACAGACAGGAGACATTTTTGATATCCAATTATCATTACCTCAAGATGAGTTGGTTTGGACTGTTGCTCAGGGTAGCATAGTAGTCCTTGAAGATGTAACAGACTAATGGCTAAAGCCGTAATTATTGATGAATCCTATAAAGTAAAAAGAATAGAAGATAAAGATTTTTCAGTTTTTAATATAGTTCCAGATCACAGACAAGTTCGGATTAACGATGTTTTGCCTTTTAGAGTAAAATTCATCAATATAGGGGTAGAGGGTGTTAATCCAAATACCGTGCCTCCAATTCCACTTCAGGTAATTGGTTATAGCAACTATATTCTTTAAAAAATGTAATATAATTAACAGTAGCATAGGACCATAATGCCTATGACAAAATAAAAGAGGATGTTATAATAAGCACATGGCCAAAGTATCAATTCCAACACTTAAGAGCAAGTTTCAGACTGGCGATAGGCCAACACAAGAAGATTATGAAGATTTAATTGATTCCGCCTCTGCCCGTTCCACAGACCTTGGTTCGATGGGCAACAATGAAAATACAGTTGGCGGTATTGAGAATGCTACTGTAATCGATAACTTCGATGCTACAGAATGGCGTATGGTTAAGTATATTGTCTCTATATCAAAAACAACACAAGGCGACAATTACTTTTATGCAACAGAGTTGACCCTACTCGTGGACGGTACAAATGTAAACGTCTCTGAGTATGGCACAATAGACAACGATGGGAATATTGGCACCATTAGCGTCTCAAGGGTTGGAAATACAGTATCCTTAACGGTTACTCCAAACCCTGCAATTAAGCCAGTCACAGTTCGTTATGCACGAATTGGACTTAAGGCGTAATACAAGGAGATAAATAAATGGCAACAGTCACAAAAGACTTTAAAGTAAAAAATGGTCTGATTGTTGAAGGATCAAATGGTACCATCAACAATTTTGACATTTTAACAAAGAAGCCAGACGACCAAAATTATATTATTGGTCTTATTGGCGGTTCAGCAACACCAGATGCAACACCAGACACAGTAGTACTTCGTGATGAAAATGCAGATTTTTCTGCAAACATGATTACAGCAGATCTTACAGGTGATGTAACTGGTAATGCTTCAACAGCAACCACACTTCAAACTGCTCGTACAATTTCTTTAACAGGAAATGTTACAGGATCAACCTCATTTGATGGTTCTGGAAACGTAAGCATTACAGCAACAATTGATTCATCCTTTGCTACAGATGCAGAAGTTGCAACAGCAAAAGGCGAAGCAATTTCTACAGCATCAGGAGATGCAACCACAAAGGCTAATGCTGCACAAGCAGCAGCAGAGGCTACTGCATCAGCAGATGCAACATCTAAGGCTAATGCTGCACAAGCAGCAGCAATCGCTGCAGCAGCAGCAGATGCTACAACTAAGGCTAACGCTGCACAAGCAGCAGCCGAAGCAACCGCTTCAGCAGATGCAACTACAAAGGCTAACGCAGCACAGTCAGCAGCAGTGGCAACCGCTTCAGCAGATGCAACTTCAAAGGCTAACGCTGCACAAGCAGCAGCAATTTCTTCATCAAATACTTACACAGATGGAAAAGTTGCAGACTTAGTAGATGCAGCACCAGATCTATTAAATACTCTTAATGAGTTGGCTGCAGCAATTGGCGACGATGCTAATTTTGCTACAACTCTTA